CATCTTCAGGACAGAGCGTTCCGTTCTGAGTATAGACATAATAATACCCTTGGGTGGCCGGTTAGTGTGTGGCCGGTCACCCTCTACCCCAATCCATAACAATATGAATCCAATAATACTTTTAGCAATAGGGTGGCTCGCCGTAGTCATCGATATTTTTTTAACATGAGAGATTTAAAGGAAATTTTTAAGGCCGTAAGAAAGGTGGGCTTTACCAAAGGAGATATACTCAGCAAGAATCGTAAACAACCTTTAGCCTTGGTTCGACAGGTGGCAGTTTGGCTTGCTCGAGAAGGCAGAACGCTCGAGGAGTTGGGCGATATATTTAATCGTAACCATGCGGCGTGTTTACATTCGGTAAGACAAGTAGATAATCGTTTATCCTATAATGACCTAGAGGTTGCCGAATTGATGGAAAAGATGGAGGTGGCTCAGTGATCTACATAAAGAGAATTATCCACCTGGTATATTTTTTATACCGAGTCGGAAGGGAGGTATGGCATGGCTATTCTAACCGCAAAGCCTAAACGAGGAGGAGGTGGCCATTGGTACACTGCTACCGGTGAGGCTCGCCATACGATGCCCAAGGCGGATGGAAGTGGCGATAGGAATACTACTCTGAGAGATGCTAAGAAACATAGACTAATTCCATCGGTAACTACCCTGCTGGGAATGTTTGCCAAGCCTGGACTTGACCGATGGAAACAGGATCAACTCTTGCGGATAGCTTACGACAACCCGCCAAAAATGGACGAGAGTTTTGAAGGATTTGCAGACAAGTGCTTAGTATTGCATGAGCAACCTGTGGAAGAGGCGGCTGACTTTGGTACGAGGATACACGATGCCATCGAGAAGTATTTCGAAGGATATCCTATAGATGATGATTTGCTCGAATATGTTCAGCCTGCCTTCGATTGGAAGCAGGAGAATCAATTACGATTCATTGAGCGAGAGAAGATTCTCGTGAATATGGAACACGGGTTTGCGGGTACTGTCGATATTGTGGGACTCGGGGCGAATAACGAGAAGTTTATTGTCGATTGGAAGACCCGTAAGACCAAGAAGGGAGTAAAGGTTACCTCCTACGACTTTCAGATTCATCAGATAGCCGCCTATGCCGCCACCTATTGGGGCGAGGATCAGGTGGAGCAGATGCAGGTGCATGGAGCGAACTGCTATATCTCCTCAACGGAACCTGGTCGCTATGAGGTGATTAAATATTCGCCCGAGGAACTGAGGGATGCATGGCAGGTCTTTAAAGGAGTCTGTCGAATATGGAGATCCCTCAAGGGATACGATCCTAGGAAGACATCCGACTGATGGGACCTGCTCGATATGGGAACGGACCAAGGCCAACGATTAGCTATGAGGCTTTATTTCCATCCACCGAGGAGATGCAAAAGGCATGGGCTTACTTTTGGTCGCAGAACCGGCTCAGTATCGATGAGCACGGGCGGAAGTATCGGACGAATGATCCTAGGGTGATGCCTGCATCTCGAGAGTTTGAATTTAAGAATAGGAGGAGGAGGCATGGGTAAGTTTATCAGTTTATTCGCCGGGGTTGGCGGATTCGACAAAGGACTTGAACAGGCGGGGCATGAATGCGTTGCCCAAGTGGAATGGGACAAGAATGCGGCGGGTGTATTAAAGCACAGATGGCCGAATGTTCCCCTGTTCTGCGATGTATCAAAAGTATCGGCGGATGATCTGCCCGATGCGGATTTTATAACATACGGATTTCCATGCCAGGACTTGAGCGTGGCCGGTAAAAGAGAGGGATTAGATGGAAAACGATCAGGATTATTCTATGAAGCAACTAGACTTATTCGGGAACTGCGAACCCGAGGATGCGGGCTACGCTTTGCAGTGGCAGAAAATGTCGGTGGATTGCTCTCCGCAGATGATGGTGTCGCACTTGCAAGCTGCATCCGAGAGCTACTCGACAGCGGGGCTTGTGAGACAGGATATGTCGTTCTCGACAGCCAATATTTCGGTGTGGCGCAAAGACGGAAGCGCGTGTTCATTGTCTCAGATTTTGGAGGCGAATCCTGCGACCAAATACTCGCTATCACCGAAAGCCTGCCAGGGCATCCTGCGCCGAGCCGAGAAGCGGGGAAAGGAACTGCCGGAGATGCTACAAAAGGCGTTGGAGAGGGTGGCAAGCAAAGGGTAGCTACCTATGACAATAAAGCTATTGGAGAAATCGTAGATTCAAAAGTTAGTGGGACTATAACATCTAACACAGGGGGAGGTGGAGAAACACAAAACCCAGCATTTATATTGCAAGAAGGTATCGCCTTTGAACCTAGAAGTGCAGATGGTGAACCTAGAATAACAGGTGATATTAAAGAGGTTGTCAGCCCTACCTTAAACTGTATGGGCGGAGGGCAGCGTGAACCTTCAGTCGTCTCATGGAACGGAGACACAACCCCCAAGGCTTCTGAGGATGTATCGGTAACTCTGCGTAGCCAGCAAGGCGGGGAAGGCGTGGGGGTGGCATTTACCGCATCCGACCGATCAAACAAGGCGGCATGGGAGGGAGATATTAGTGGGACGATAAATTGTCAAATGAACTCGGAGTCGAGCAATCTGCAAATGGGAGTCCGAGAAAACCTAACAGTCCGCCGCCTCACTCCAATCGAATGCGAACGCCTACAGGGGTTCCCCGATAATTGGACATCGGAAAAGATGGAACTGATCCTTGAGGAGAACGAGTGGAAGGCTACCGGCAAGGTGGTCAAACAGGCAGATGGACCGAGGTATAAGCAGATGGGTAACGCAATTACTGTCAATGTTGGAGCGTGGATAGGGAAACAGATTGGAAAGGTATTAGACAAATGACTTTTAGAGCAACCCTAGTTTTTGGCCACAAGGCGATAGGAAAACGAGGGATACCTCCACGACACTCGGTGGGCTAGGGTTGCTCTTTTTACACTTATGAAAGCAATAATAATAATAGCACTAATCACACTGGTTGGATGTGCGAGGAACCAACAGAATATCCGTTGCATTAATGCTCCTGAACCTGGGCATGGCCCGTGTCCATTCTGTACGCAATGAATATCGAATATAAAATGGGTATAGGTCTACCCCGAGGAGAGAAGATAATCGTCAAAGTGGGAGCGAGGCAGGCGGACATTTGGCTAGACCATGAGGAGTATGCCTGGCGGGTGAAGATCGATAGGGATCTCCCCGAGACCACTTATCCGCACCTCGAGAATGCGATCCTGTCCGCACAGACACTTCTAAGGGAGGTTACATGATTGTCGCTTTCGATCTAGAAACCTATTGGACCAAGCGTTACTCAGTCGCCAAGATCGGACTCGACCGATATGTGAAGCATCCTGACTTTCGGGTCACCCTGGTATCTATTGTAACGGAGGATGGATTTGAATGGGTAGGGGAGCCACAGAAGTTGCCGGTCGAGCGATTGAATGGCCATACCCTTATCTCCCACAATGCCGAGTTTGATTCGGTCTGTGCTCGAGCCGCCATCTACAAAGGACAGATGCCCGAGTTTATGCCTGCTGATTGGATATGTACCGCAGACATGGCATCGTATCACCAGCTACCCCGATCCCTTGCCGGTGCAGTCAAGGAACTTTTCAACGAGGAATTATCCAAAGATGCCCGCGAACAGATGGCAGGCTTATCGGTTACAGAAATTCAATCCAATTCTAGTTTTGTAAACTATGCCTTGGAAGACAGCCGAGCCTGTTTGCGTGTATATCAGGAACTAGATTCCGGATTTCCCGAGAAAGAGAGATTACTATCATCCCTGACCCGAAGGATCGCTTCCCGTGGATTGGCGATTGATGGTCCGCTTTGTCAGCAGTTCCTCGATAAGACAGATAAAATTTTAGAGGAAACTCCGAAACAAACAACTGAATGGAGACAGGCCAACCTGGCTAATCAAACATTCGAAAAACTACTGATGGGTCAACGATCCGACCGGCGGGTTCCTACCCGCTTAAAATATTGCGGTGCTCCTCATACGAAACGATGGAGTGGTGGAGGTGTCATTAACTTTCAGGCGATCCCTAACGATGGAATCGGTGACATCTCCGCAAGACAATGCCTCAAGGCTCCCGCCGGTCGGGTCTTAGTATCGGCAGACTTATCTCAGATAGAACCGCGCGTAATTGCGTACCTGGTAGGCGATCTTGATTTCCTCGGATTAGTCAGGGGAGGAATCGATATCTACGAGGCACATGGTCGGGCATCCAAACTCTATAAAGAGGATGAACCGATGGCCGAGCTTGCCCCTGAAATGAGGAAGCTGTGCAAGGCGAGACTGCTGGGATTGGGCTATGGATGCGGACCGGCAAAGTTTGTCGAGGTAGCAAAAAGCTACGGCGTGAACATGACCGAGTCACAGGCCAAAGAACAGGTGCTTCTCTACCGAGCACAGAATCCTGATGTCATGCTCGCCTGGTCCAAAATGGAGGACCAATTCCGAGAATGGATGAAGGAGACTCCTGAGTGTATCACATTTGAAACACGATGCGGTGTACCCGTCCGCTATTTCAATGCCCATGAAAAGGACGGAGATCTTTATGCTTCGACTACCCGTGGATATGAACCGGTCAAACTTTACGGGGCTAGACTCTTTCAGAACATCGTACAGGCAACCGCCCGATCCATATTCGCCGATGCCCTCATTCGAATAGAGGCCGCCGGCTTACCCGTCTGTCTCCATGTCCACGATTCAATCTGCCTAGAGGTAGGCGAGGACGAGGGACAGGCGGCACTGGACTTACTTTTACAACTACTAACCCAAGAATCTCCGAACTACCAGGGACTCCCTTTGGCGGCAGAAGGAGAGATCAAAAACCACTACTAAATATGATACAAGAAATACAATTAACAAATGATCAGCTAATCTCACAGTTTAGAGAAGCAATAACTAATGGCATTAATGGCTTTGTACGAGCAGGAGAAATATATGTTCAGGCTATAGATCAAGATCCTGCAAATGCAGACAGAATGCAACTTGAGTTCAATGATATAGTTCCCGCAAAAGCATGGAAACAGTTTGAAGCTATTGGCAGAAAGTGGGTCCATCCTAAGTTGATTCTCGGTGGAATGTCAGATGCCAAAAAGACTAATATCGTAAAGCGTTTACCCTACAGTTTGCAGAATCGAGTCTTTGAGGGTGAGAAGTTTGAACTACTTATTTCCGGCGGAGATGTTCTAGAGGTCAGTGCTTTGGATGCAAGCACTGAGCAGGTTACGCAATTATTTGGAGACGGAAATTTAAGAAGTTTACGGGAACAAAAAGCATATATCGAAAATAGTAAGTTACAGGAGGATTTGAAGCCACAGGAACTACCTTATTATGTGCAGAAGGGTAAGATCATATTCCGTAAGAATACCGAACTAACAAGGGCAGAGATGAAGCAATTGCTGACTCAACTATGAGGTCAAAACGGAACAGGGATAAATGCAGGCGTGATAAAGAGTGGGATAGAAGACATCGAAAGTTCTACGGTTTTGTATATCGACTACAAAATAATTGTTTAAAAGAAAGCGAGATCCTTGCAGTGGGACTAATGTATAGATTCGATAATATTCGAAAATGCTATCACCCATTGCGTTGGATTTCACAGGAGGAAATAGATTCGCATTACAATAATCCTGAAACATGGGAATCGAAAGAATTAGATTTTCCCTGCATTGAGGCTTGGGTCAATTATTCAGGAGCAAATCCCTATAGAGGTAGAAATGGATTTTGGCTAATATATAAACCTGGATTTTACCGAGTTGGTTTAAAGCCGGTATTAAATTCTGAAGGTCGGGTATTTAAGCATAAATATTTTATGCATTACTACAATGGAATGCCAAATTTGAAACACTGTAATGGGAGAAACTACAACAATGATGTGTCGAGAGCATTTCATAGAGTTCTGAAATATTACAGAAAAATTGAAGAGCAAATTCATGAGAGGATCATGCTTATCCAACAAACAAAAACCGAAACTTACAATCGACTTAAAAATAAACAAATTATGCGAAAATTTATGGAACGAGAACTATCAAGAAAAAGAGCAAGAAGGGTTAGAGATGTAACACCTACTCGAGAAACAAAATCATTTTTCCAAGCGTTAGCTATAGGATCAATATTCAAGGAGGAGGTAACCCTATGAAACTCCACCCAATACATTACATCCTGTTCGGCCTGGCGATCATCGCCTTCGCATACACCATCCTATCCTTTGCACTGGCGATTCTATGACCTACCCAGCACCTAAAATAATCGGCCTCTGTGGCTCCAAGGGTGTGGGTAAAAGCACCTACGCCAAGTCATTCGAGGGAGCCGCCATCCTGTCATTCGCCACCCCGATCAAGGAGATGCTTAAGGTAATCCTACCGCATCCCGCTTGGCTGGAGAAAAAGGAAGAACCGATACCAGGCTTCCCCGATGGCATAACTGTCAGGCGGATGCTCCAGTCACTCGGAACCGAATGGGGTAGGGAGTCGATCTATCCGAACATATGGGTGGATGCCGCCATGCGACAGGCCGAGGATCACCTGGGCAGGCGACTGATCATATTTGATGACATTCGATTTCCCAACGAGGCGTGGGCGATCAAGCGACTAGGCCACAGGCATGAAATCCTAACACAGATCGTTCATATTTCAAGGAAGGGACATGAGCCTGACGAGAATGACCTTCATGTTTCAGAGGCGGGACTGCCTAAGTATTTCATCGATAAATGGGTGACTGTGGATGAAGAAGGAGAGGCGACAGAATAACTCCGTTCGTAAG